ATCAAATCTAGGCTCATATACTGACTTTATGTCTGGATTTTCAGATACATTTGGGTTTCAAGAAGAAGTATACGAAGTAAATATGAAAGAATTTAATAAATGTGTTGATTCACCAAATAACAAAATAGTGGGTATATTTGATAATCAGTGTGTATGGCTTGATGATAATAATGAAATTAAAACTACTGACTATAATAAAGATACTTTATTAGATGAGAATAAAAACACGACGAATACAAATGAAGGTAATGCAGAAAATGAATTATCAGATGAACTTAAAGAATTACGAAATCGCATTAATGATATAGAGTTAACAGATAATATAAAACCCCCAATAATAACTATTACTACTACAGAAAGAAGAAACAATCAAATAAATTGGGAAACAGCAGTTAGAAATGTATTACATCCTAAAATAAAACCTTTATTGAAGGATACGTTCAATATTGATGATGACAAATATAAACTAATGATGGTTAAAGAAAAATATTACAAAAATATTTATGATAAATTGGATGGTATAAAAGATGAAAATGATATCCTTAATACAATTAAAGAGTATTTCATTAATAATTTACAGAGTATTAAAAATAACGTTACAAAATACAAACAAAACTAACAAAAAAAGGATTAACATAATTTTTTAGATTTGTATAAGACAAATACATATCTAATTCAAGTACATTGGACGTTGATTTTTTTCAATCACCAATGGTTCCGGGACGTGGACCGTCAAACGATCACATATTGATAAACTATCCAATGTTTTAATTTGTGGCCTGATTTCGGGTTGTGGATTCACCAAATTTGTGCTGCCAATGCCTCGCAATGAGGATTCCACATCAGCAAAATTATTGGATAATTCCATTGAACCCACTTTACCAGCCAATAAACCATTCCCAGGTAAATTTGTTTGGACGGGTGCGCCAAAATGTTTATAGACCAAATGATCCATCGAATGTTGATATTGTTTTTGTTCTAAATTATAATCTCCTTTTGTATTTTTATTTCTTGTGGATGCCATTTATAATATAAGTATATAAATTTTCACTGAAAAGGACAAAATTACATCTTTGCCATCAAATCCATGTATGATTTATTCGTATCCGTGAAATTCATTGGATGTTGTTTATATTCATTTAAACAACGATGAAACAAAGACAAATAATCATAACTAAATAATATACTGAGTCCAATATTCGGATCAGTAGAAAACATTTTCGCAGCGGCCTTTTTATATAATTCAATAAATAATGTATTTGATTTGGTTAATATATAAATATAATCCATTGCATTGAATACAGCCTTCTCGTCATAATTATTTTCATCATTTGTAATGTCATCAAGATTTGAATTAGGGGGTTTCAATTCCATATGAAATAATCCTCGTAAACATTGTCTGAATTCAAAGTCATTTTTATATTCTACATTAAAGTCAAAATTGTATGTAGTTGTCATAATATACATATCATATGAATATTATGTTTATATCCGTTTTGTTATATCATGTGTCATTTATTGTTTCATACGAGGATCACTTTCCATTTCACGTGTATTAGCACCACCGCGAACCCAACCACTTAAAGCAGCTTCTTGAACGCCATATTTGGATTTTTCGCAACGTTCTTTCATTTCTTTATCTAAAGGGTAAAGACGAACATCATCGAATGTTTTTTCTGTCAATGATAATGTAGCTTCACTGCGTTTTTCAAATACATCCTCACCTTTTAATAATTTACTTTCTAAACTTGGGTCGCAACTTCCACGTCCCATATAAGGTACAGTATTGAACGCGCGTTGATGTAATTGCAATTTTTCATGTGAACGTTCTTCATTGGCTTGAACTGTTAGTAATGAATTAATATCAATAACACCTGCGTTAAGACCATTACCGTGAGCGTTGGCATTGAAATTCATGCTAGGTTGTTGTGTAGCGAATTTTACGTGTTTGTTGGAACTATTTCCGCTAAAATATTCAGAAAGCATATGATTAGCGAATTTTGTATTTTGGACGCTTCTTTGACTTTCATCGGATACGTCATTTCCTAATCTTCCCATATTGTTAAACATAAAACTATTTGTGGTTGCCATTTATATTATAAGTATAGAATATTGTTATAATATAAATTTATAAATGCTATAAATTTTGTATCTAATAATTTGTATATCTTGAATGATTGCGAGCACAAGCGAATTGATTACCTTCTTTACAAGAAACCATAGAACCATAACAAAAATCAGCAAAAGCACCTTGATCGTTTGGAATAGTTGTGGATGGATTGCTATTAAATGGACGTAAAGATTGTTCGAAGGTCATTTCTTCGCCTAAACCCTTAAATAATTTATCAGCAATTCCTGGATGATCGGGGTTAGCTTCCTGAACGGCATTCTTTGCTTTTTCAACGATTTTTTGTTGAACGTTTTCATTATACGAAGGAGGAGCCGGTTTTTTATCTGTATTATAGTGATAATCACTAATTAATACATTACCAAATGGATTTGTTTCGGAAGGTTCTTCAAACACATTTTGTGTTAAATCCACTTCTTGTTCTTCTAAATAGTCCTTTACCGGTTCAGTAAATGCTTCTTTTTCTAAATCTCTTGCAACATTCTTTTCATGATAGTAGTACATCAAAAATATAATACCCATTGTTAATCCTAAAACAAATAATAAACGTTTTGATGGAGATAATAAAAATACAATGATTGCTAATAACATTACACTACGAGTAACAGCATTTAACATTTGATTATATGTCATATCCGGTTGAGGATAGATTTCATATATATAATCGGAATGTAGTATTACATTGGGATTTTCAAACCAAAAAGGAATAACCGTTTCAATTTCTTTTTGTTCTTGTGGTTCTTGTTCTTTATTTTCAAATTGTTGTATATCTTTTAAATCACAATTATTACAATCTGCTTTTGTCATAATATATATATATAATACAGTATGATAATATTGGAATAATTACCTAGTTGAAAATCTATTTCCTAATACAACTACTATCGATGTCAATTGTTTGACATTCTGTATCATGTGGGACGATTTTCAAAACACATTTGGATTTTACACCATTTATTGGTGTAACACAACCCTTCTCTTTTTTAGTTATTTCTTTTGTTGTAATACAACGCGCCCTAAAATGTTCGTAACGGTCTCTAACCTCGTCATATGACAAATTTGATTTTTTACCCAACATAGTATTAATATGTTCGTGTAGATCATAGATATATCTGGAAAATGAATCACGATTCTTCATGTGTTTTAATAAGAGCGGTAATGATTCGAAATTTTTTTTTAAATTATCACGGCATTTACCACAAGGCAATGTATGTTTCAAGCTTAAAACGAATGTTCTATAATTGTCTTTATCCTGTTTTGAAGGTTCTACTGGATAATTAAAACTCATTGTATGTAAATAATGCCACATGGATGGACCCCATATTGCAGTTAACATTCCATCATTGCTTTTATAGTCTAAATTATTAAACACCTTCTTATTTAATTTTCGTGTTTTATTATGCATTTATTATATTTCAATAGTATATATTATGTCTTGTTATAATATTAAAACACAACATTATAAAAATTGTTTATTTGATAAAATAGATGCTACATATGTGTTAACAATGGAAAATAGTACACGTCTAAAGCAAATACAAGAACAATTAGATAGTTTTAAACCGACAAATATAGTTCATATACAATACAATAAAGGATATAAAAAATGTCATAAAACATCTCATCACAATACAAGTAAAACAATTGATACCACATATGACGACCTTACACATGCATATATACAAGCATTTAAACATGCCAAAAACGAAGGTTATAATTATGTCATGATTTTAGAAGATGATTGCGTTTTCTCTGAAAATCTCCGCAAATATGATAATATCGAAGCAATAAATGATTTTCTTCCTCTAATGTCAAAAAATGAGTATATATTGTCTTTGGGTTGCTTACCATTTATAACTCTACCTTATTCTAAATATGTAAGAAAATCTATAATATCATTAGGATCACATTGTCAAATATACTCAAAAGAATTCATAGATAACATGATAAACGAAAAAGTGGATGGTGACATTGATATATATTTTTATAAACATTGTACGAAATATATTTTCAAAGAACCTTTGGCATACCAATTATATGAAAAAACAGAAAATAGTAATAATTGGGGAAAACAGTTTGGATATTTCTTTTCTTGGATATCTTTGTATGCTTTAAGTATTATAAAATGGTTTAAAATGGATAAATATTATGAGCCCGGAACAAGCATTATTTATAAAAATAATATTTTCATTTTTGATTTTATTTTACCTATATTGTTTGGATTACTCATATTACATATAATACATACTTGTATTGTTTCATAATTACATAAAACACATTTTTTACAATTATTATTTACAATTATTATTTTCATTACAAATAGAGTTATTATATTTTGTCAATGCTTTTTTAACACATTCATCTCGGAAAAATACATACCATCCAGTTAATGAACCTAAACCTTTTTTAACATCAGTATCATTTACAGACCAGAATGCTAATTCATATGCGACTTTATCTTTCATTGATAATTTTAATGTGTCTGCAACCTCCTTGATACATTGAGATATTGGAGGATGTGGTAATTCACTATAATAATCTAACATAAGTAATATTTTGTTCTAATATTACTTGTCTCGTGAAAAATCAATTCTTGGACCCGCGCCCCCGGTCCTTCCTCCCATGCCCCGCCGGTCCCTCCTCCCTTCCGCCCCCGCCGGTCCCTCCTCCCTTCCGCCCCCGCCGGTCCCTCCTCCCTTCCGCCCCCGCCGGTCCCTCCTCCCTCGCTCCCTTATGTTACAAAAGTATTATTTTTATCTGCAGAATGGTTCAATAATAATATATTATTATTAGAATATATTACGAATATGCATTGTCAGTGTGGTCGGAAGTCCACTGCATGAAAGCATAAAGTAGCAATTTCTATGAATTATTGAAAATTTTATGGTAAGGCAGTAACAAACAAAGAAAAAAAAAGTTGATAGAGATTTTCAGTTTTGGACATTTTTAAAAATGTCCAAAAGTACAAATGTACA